CAACGCTTTCTGCGTATCCCAAATTCCTTTGGATCAAATTCAAGCCGGTTGAATCCTGCAATTTGAGCAGATAAGTCCAAACGGTTTGGTGGAACATAAACGAAGCCTGTGGTTGATAAGCAGCGTCAAGGCTGTTTACCAAATCATAGATTTCATTGATGGTAATTGCTGTGGCGCTGGCAGTCGTCTTGCCTGCTGATGCACCAACAGTCACGCCCTGTGGTTGGCTAGAACCGGTTCCGGTTGCAAAAGCCGCGGCTTCAGATCGGCCAAGCCTTTCGCCCAGCAGTTCACCAACAATGGCGCCCAAATCAAGGCCGGTGTCCTGGAGCAATTCCAAAGAACAATTGACCACAGATTTGTAAGAATAGGCGCCAAAGGTTACCTGTCCCAATGTAAAATCGGTTGCGCTGGTTGCGGTGTTTTCCGCCACCAAAGCACCTGTATTGCTGGTGTCATCGACCGTTGGCATTGGCATTGAATTGCCGCTGTCGGTGCGGATAACACGAGACACACCACGCAGGGGATTGAATGCGAGGCGCTTCTTTTCTAACTCCGCCAGGAACCCTTGAGGAATCATGTAACCGCCAGCAGAACCGCTCGTGGATTGCGCGCGTTGTTCTTCCGTCGGATTGGTGTTTACAAAAATTGGACCATCAAGATTTAGCCCCGAACGATGTGCAGCGGCGCGTTGTTCGTTGGTCGCTTCCTTGCCCAGACACCAGCCACGGAAAGCCATGGCGGAATCGCGAATGGATTGGCGGTCGTTATAGTCGCGAACAAACCCTGGCGCAGGATTTACCTTGCGGGTTTGAATTCGTTTATTGAATTCATTTCGCAAATCTCCAACGGGACGCGAGCTCATGTCCATTGCTGGTTCCATCGGCATTGGGATATCTGCCGCTTCGGTGGTTTCCAGCACCAAAATTCGTGCATCCAAATCATCAACGCGAGCAATAAGCTCATCAAATTTCGCCAATTCCTCTGGCGTCATTTCTCGCTTTTCTGGTCCGTTGGTAATTCCAAAAGTCTTATTTAGATCATCCATTACTTGGGCGCGTTGTGCCCGCAGTTCAGCAATCGACATATTAACTCCGTGGCGGGTTGCGCCGTGAAAGAAAGGAAAACAGACAGCGTTTGTGCTGGTAATCCATATTGGATTTCCAAGCATCTAATGATCGTAATGCGGCAGATGTGCCACTAGGATAAGCCGGGTCCCCAACAATGGAAATTTCCCGCAAATCCACATCATGCAAAGTTCTGATTCTAATTTTTGTTTCAGGATCCATGGACCATTTGTCAGACCTGGTGAAGAATCCAAATGAACAGCTTGTTACATCACCTCTTGCCATCAATTCCACCAGATCATTTGCATAGCTGGTGTTGGGCAATGTCAGATCGAATTCCAAACCGCGATCATTTGATGATAGTTTCAATGTTCCAGCGGAAATCCTGCCAAGAATTTTAGCGGAATCATGATTGTAAAGGGCTCGGATGTCATTCTCACCAATGCTTTTGATGAATGCCGTTGGTGCTATTTTCTCCTTGAATCCTCCTAGATCGCCAGAAAGGGTTTCATATGCTGCCGCAATGCCAACAATACGCCGGCCGGAAGGATTGACTTCCAGGTTTCGTAGTTCAATATTGCGTATTTCAGTCACTTTTTTAACCCTTTAATTTGGCTGGTTTGTTGTCTGTATTGGTTTTGTTGGGTTAATAATCATGTTATCGAAAATACTATTCAAAATTGTTTTGTCAATAGATGGGAGAGCTGCTTCTGCAAGTGCTTTTGCTGTTAAGACGCTAATTAAGCCTTGACCAACTTGCAGTACAATTTCCAACAAACTAGTCACTTGTGCGCCATTAAGTGCCGTCGCATTAGAATCCATCGTGATAGATTGATCTTGTGCCAATTGCACCTCTGGTTTTGGTGCCTCTGTGGCCAATGGTGCCGCAGGTGCGCCCGGTGTGACAACGCCCAATGTTGGTGATGTGATTGCTGCCGATGTTGCGCCCGTTGCCTGCCCAATGGAAGCCATGTTGAGTGGCTGCATATAGGTGTTGCCACCTTCAATGGCAGGAAGGTTTTCCAGCTTTCGGATATCGTTAACGGAAAACCAACCCCAATTGCGAGCAATGGCGTAGGAATTGTAGCGGGCTGCAATGTTGCCACGAAGCAAACCTTCCACTTGATGTTCGCAAAAATACTGTTTGTTTGGAAATAGTTTTTTATTGTTTTCCTGTTCAATCCTTACCAGCCATGGGCGTATGGTGTTTACCACATAATCAATTGCGTCATCTTCAGGGTTTGTAAATGCGGTTGCTCCGGAAACCCGTAGCCGATTTAACGAGATATTGAGCCACCTTGCCACTTCCTCAATTGTAAATTTTCTGGACTCGAGGAATTGCGCATCATCATTGTTGATGCTATAGGCGCTAACATCCATTCCTTCTTCAAGGATTGCAACTTTGGCGGTGTTTTCAACGCCCTGGTGAATCCGCTCCCAACCTTCACGCAAGCGTTTTACCGCTTCCTCGCCCAATCGGCCAGGGTGCTTAATCACGACACCAGGACGGGAACCATTGCCAAAGAATTTCCCTGCGTGCCTGTCATAGACGATTCCGAGGCCAAGCGATTCCCTAGCCATTTGCAGCACGGATTTGCCCCAAAATCCATCGAATGCAAGGCCGCGATAGTGGAGGATGTCACGCGGATCCATATCAACTTGGGCCCCGCTAATGGGCTGAATGCGATAGAATAAATTGCCTTCCTGGTCCCGCCAAGCGTTTACGGAATCGTAAGCCAAAGGCCAAATTGCTACGGGATAATCCCTGGTTTCCGCGTCGTTCCACTCAATTTCCGCAAATGAATTGCCATGCAACATGGATTGGGCTTGAAGCCCTGCACGAACAACAGCTGCGGTGGATTCGTAGTTTGGGGAATCATGCAATAGATCAAATGCTGGGTGACTTAATGCCAGCTTCCGGCCATCATCTTCTGTGCGCTGATAAACATTCAATGGAAGGGTGCCAATTGTTTCAGAAACAATTCTGATACCATCGAAAAAAGCTGCGACTGTAAGGGCTGATGTTTCATTTACGGAAACATTTGCACCAGAATAACCACTTAATACCGTATAACCAATAGGTTGATTCTTGATCAACGGCACTTGACCTGCGCGGTTTTCGTTATCTGCCGTTGAAATCCAGTCCATTTATTTCCCCTGTTTGTACGAATATTATACTACAGGGGATGTTTTACAATACTCTAGAGCATTAAAAATTCTCTTGATTGGTAGATGGATGAACCATCTAGCCCAGTTGCTTCAGCTTTCCTAGCTCTCGCAAATGCCATAATTGATGATACCGCACAATCTATTCTTTCGACTGATTTGCTTTTGGATGGTTTGCAATTCCCTGCCGCATCCCGTTCAATAACCACATTGTCAATGCACCATCTTAGAACCGCATTGCCATCATGGCTGATTTGCTTCTGTAGAACCGCTGCTTCAAAATCTTTGGTTGGTGGTGACATGCTGCGGAATCCCTGCCTGAATTCCGTAATGGTGTAACCTTGATTCTCCAATTTTTGCATTAGGAATTCCGCGTTCCATGGATCGACTGCAATTTCCCTAATTTTGAATTCTGCTGCAATTTCGGCAATTCTTTTTAGGATAATTTCATAGTCAACAATTTCCCCTGGTATCACCTCGAGGGAACCGGCTCTTACAAATTGGTCATACCTAATGCGGTTTGTGTCATTTCTTTTTCCCACCATGGCGGATGTGGTCCACGCAAATGCCTTTAGATGGATCGCACCTGGTAAGGGGAATGCCAGGGTGAAGGAAGTCAGATCTTCCCTTGAAGAAAGATCCAAGGCCGCATAGCAAGGGATTTCTTCAAGGTTAGTTGGGTGTGTTTCGCAACTGTTCCAGGCTTCCGAGCTGATCCAACGGGCCGCAGATTCCACCCATTGATTAAGATGGAATTGGCGGAAAGACTGCTCACGCGCTGGATTGTTTTGGGCTTCGTGGCAGGTGTCCCGCAGATATTCCAGGGTGACGGATTTGCCTAACCCTGGATTTGCCATTTTCCAGGATGATTCACTACGCCAGTCCAATTCTGGTGCTGCTTCATAAATGATTGGTA